GACCAAGAGGATCTTGGTAATTGGGTGTAGTTACATTTCCGGCCGCGCCGGAAGGTGCAGAGGCACCGCCTTGAGAATAAGCTAGCATGGGATTTAACCCAGCTTGTTTCATATCACCCATTGCGCGTTGATAAGCAGAGTTTGACATGCGTTCTTGAAAGGCCATTTGTTCACGAGCATTAGTTTGAGAAGCAGCATTAGCATCACGAGCATTTGAACGGTTTTGGTCATTAGATACCATTTGTCCAGCAGCACCAACACCAGCGACGATAAGGCCAATTGTAAGAGGGTCCATAGTAATTCCTTTCTAGTGGACGCGAAGGGCCTCACATCGTGTGAAGCCCTAAGCAGGGACGGTTGTTTAGAAGTGGTCGATATAACCAGGTACAGAGTAGGTAGGCATCGGACGGGCGCAAGTTAAGTGAAAGTATCCATCCCATAAGAAATGTGGTTCGGATGGAACAGCGATTACACGATCGATCGGAGTAGCAGATTGTATAAAGGCATCATTAAGTACTGGAAGAGTAGCAAAGTCTTGAGCTAGATGCCATACATCAAGAGGAGTAGCAGAAGTAGACATAAAAGAGCCTAGAATTTCTGAAGGTTTATATCTATATTCGGCGTAACGTTCTTGGTAGCCGAAGGGAAGAGCATCATTTGCTGAGCCATCAGCATAGATTTCTGAATTGGTGATAACTTGTTCTCCAAGGTGAGAGAGAGCAGGCCAGTAAAAGTCAAAACGAGTTTGACGATTCCACATTTTGTTAATTCCTTGTTGATAAGATAGATCAGCGCGAGCAGCGGCAAGACCGATAATGTATCCATGTTCAACGAAAGATTTTTGAAAGCCTATTCCATTGGCGATTTGAGTTCCGAAAGCTGCCATATTTCCTTGTGGAGTTGTAGCATCTGTAGATGAAGTTTGCGGTACTGGATTGATATTAATACTAGATGAACCACCACCAAGATATTCAGGACGCTGAAGCCGAGCATCAGGAGACGTAACACCGAAGTGTGATTTAAGAATTTCGACATAACGAGTTCCTCCGCGGGCATCACGTTCATAAAGTTTTTGTATTTGGAAGGCTTCACGAAGTTGATTAATTGTTGCAGCAGTTGCATTAGATAAGTCAGCAGTGATTTGAGGATAGCCAGTTGCAGGATCTTGTTTAGCATAGAATGTTGTGTTAGCGGCAGAGCCATAGATAGCAGTTGCTTTAGGATAAGTAACAGCAGTTCCAGTAGAGTCATAGCCAGTAGCATTGTTAGTATCAATAGAAGTATTGAATTTAGAGATACCTAGTACAGGAGCAGAAGTTCCAAGAGGGAGTTCGACAGCAGGGCCTTTTTGTGGCCATGGTAAAGCAGAAGTGAAGTAGTCGTGACGTTTTCCACGTTTTCTTAAGACGTAGTCAGTTGCAGTATCAGGTCCATCGTCTTTGTCTACGACAAGAGAGTCTTGTAGGTTCTGATCCCGAAAAAATTCGTTAAAAATTAAATTATAAGATCTGAAAGGTAAAGCAGAGATAGGAGTGTGAGATTGAGAAAAGGTTCCTAGAGGTAGACCCATGTAGTTTTGTAGAGTGTTAACTCCGACAGTTAAATTTGTAGCATTGCATAAAGGGATAGTGAAGTCAGTAGAGTCTCCAGGGTCAGTTTGTTCGCCATTAAATTTTTGCCAGTTGTTCCAAACTAATCGGTTTGGGACGAAGAAGAAGAAATAGTCCATGTGCATATTGTCCATAAGAGGAGCGATGGGAGTTGCAAGACGAGCAAAAGAAGTAAGACGAAGATTAAAAGTATCACCTGGGAGTACTTCATCAACGAAGATTGGGACGAGATAGTCAGCATCGAATGTTTGCTTTCTGCCAAAAGAGCGGTTGAATTGTGAGCGAGGAATATCCGCAGAGGGAATCATCGCGAAGTTGTGTTGAGAGTCTCGGTTTCCAATGTTCATAAGTAACTCCTTATAAGTTGTTTTTGTTTATGTTGTAAGATTAAGCGTTTTCGAGCAAGTGGAGATTTGTAACACCAAGCATTTTTAGATTTAGATCTTTCAGTAAGAAATATTTGATATTCAGTTTCAGCTTTTTTTTGTAAGCGAGCTGTGTTTTCAGGTTTAGTTTGTGTAACATAAGTTAGCCAGTTTTGAGTTTGGTTGGTTTTGAACCATTTTTCATAGTATCGAGGGACTTTGGATTTAGTTCCGTCATGAAGTATAACGGAACCTTTTGCGGCGATGAATATATCATGCCACCATTTTTGTATGAAGGTTTTGCCAATAGCATTTTTTCGAGACATTTTTTGAAAGCCTTGAAGGGCGTTCGGATTTTGTTTTTTTAGGATATAGCGGGCAACATATCCCGCCGATTTTTGAGTGACCGAGCCGAGTTCGGTGAGGCCAAGACCCCAAGTTTTTGTTAGAAGTTCGGAAGTCCATATTTGGTCTCCGTGTTGATTTTCTCGAGTTTTAGTTTTGTCAGGGAAGTCATAGTTGAAGAGACAGGCGTGGTAGTGAGGACGTTGAGTAGATTCACCATATTCTCCGCACATGAAGAAGCCAATTTCATTGTTTGTTAGTTTACGGAGTTTTTTCATAAAGAGTTGAAAGTGATTGTAATCGAGTTTGCCATCGGGAGGTAAGTTTTCAGGGCTGTAGGTTAGCGTTATAAAGCAGTTAGAAGGGTGCATAAGGGATTCGTGTAGACAGCGGACAGACCAGTCGCGAGCGCGCTCTAGGAGGCATTCTGTGCATTTTCCGCATGGGAGTTGAAAAGGCACCATTTCTTTGTTATGATGTTTCTTAGAGAAATTGATTGAGCCGTCCAGGTTGAAGCTGGCGGTGCGAGGGCTTGTACACATGTATGAGCCTTTTTTTTGGTTAGAAGCGGATTCCACCGCGCATTATTTTTGTGTTATTTTTAGGATGAACACCGGATTTTTTTCTGAAGTCAGATTTTGAATGTGATTTTTTCATTTGTTTGCGTTTAGCCATTTTATATCCTTTTTTAGGGTTTTGACACCATGTTAGGTGTCAGTGGGCATAATAACAACAAGGAAGCGTATTATGCCCACCCTTTTGCTAGTTTGCGTCGCAAATATGTTTCGGTGGATTTTCAGGACTTATAAGTCCAGTTGAGTGATCAAAGTCACCGATGTAGTAGAGACTGAAGTCTTCTTTGTTTTTAGCAATTTGAGATTGCGGGTCGTTTGCGGCTTCTTTGAAGGCGCGTTCCGCAAGTCCGTAGGTTGCTTGAAAGAAGGGAATGTTGTACCCTTCGGATTTTATATCTCTGATCGAGAATGCTTTCATTAGATCTCCTTTGTTGTTTTGTTAAGTAATCTTAACAATTTTTTAATGAATATTAGGACTTTGTATAAGTTTTCCATTTTTACCTCCTAGGCTTAGGTCGGTATTTTTTTTAAAAGCTTAAGGTATTTTTTAAGATCTTTTAAGAGTTTTGTTGTTGACTCTTCGAGTTGTTTGTATTTGAGGCGTTGCCTGTATTGAGATTGTCTTTGAGCGTTTGTTGTTTTCATGTAACGGTTTTGTGGTATTTTTTTCGTTACGTCAATTAGTATTTTCTAACGCGCTATCGCTTGTTGAATAGCGGGAGGTTACTCCCGCCATTACGTTTAAGATTTTGAAGCTTTACGTTTAGAATCGTTAGCTTCGAGAGCCTTTTCCATATGTTCTTGTATAGTAGGTTCAGGTTTAGGACGAGGGATAATGAGACCGTATTTAACGGAGTCATCATAGTTTTTAGGATCATTTATGAATGATATAAGATTAGCAGGATCATTGTTGAATTTAGAACGAAGTTCAGAAGGAAGAGCGAGGAAGTTGTCTTGAGCAGTAGTAAGTTTGTGAAGAGTAGTTTGATAGTCGTCGACAGATGAGAAGTCGCCATAATTTCCTTGAGTTTTCATAACATGATTGAGCATACCAGTATTACGATATTTTTTAAGGATATTGTTAACATCGCATTCGTCAGCGAATTGAGTTTGAGTCCTAGAAGTGCCAATAGTTTGCGTAGCAAATTGGCGAGGTTCATATTTATTGATGTAGAGTGATTTAAATTTAGTATCCATATAGTTCGAGTTCTCCTGTGTTAGTGTTTAATTTTTCTTGTAGACGTTTAGGGACTTGTGAGTCTCGTTTGAATATAGATTTTCCAGAGTTGATGTTGTTAAGTATTCCACCAACAGTATCAGAAAATTTATTTACTTTGTAAGCAGCAGCACCAGTTTCTGAACTGTAGAATTCAGCATCGAGTTTAGATTTAGGAATTTGATTTTCTATAAGTTGACGTTTGAAAGCTTCAGTTTTAGCAGATTGAGCAAGTTGTTCGGCTTGAGCAGCTTGTACTAGAGCTGTTGAGACTTGAGCAGTTTGATTGAGTTTTAGTTGATCATTAGCATTTCTAGTAATTTGAGCCTTTTGAGAAGCATCAAAGCCAGAAGCAACAGCAGGACCAAGAGGATCTTGGTAATTGGGTGTAGTTACATTTCCGGCCGCGCCGGAAGGTGCAGAGGCACCGCCTTGAGAATAAGCTAGCATGGGATTTAACCCAGCTTGTTTCATATCACCCATAGCGCGTTGATAAGCAGAGTTTGACATGCGTTCTTGAAAGGCCATTTGTTCACGAGCATTAGTTTGAGAAGCAGCATTAGCATCACGAGCATTTGAACGATTTTGGTCATTAGAAACCATTTGTCCAGCAGCACCAACACCAGCGACGATGAGGCCAATTGTAAGAGGGTCCATAGTATTTCCTTTCGTTGAGACGCGAAGGGCCTCACATCGTGTGAAGCCCTAAGCAGGGACGGTTGTTTAGAAGTGGTCGATATAACCAGGTACAGAGTAGGTAGGCATCGGACGAGCGCAAGTTAAGTGAAAGTATCCGTCCCATAAGAAATGAGGTTCAGATGGAACAGCGATTACACGATCGATCGGAGTAGCAGATTGTATAAAGGCATCATTAAGTACTGGAACAGTAGCAAAGTCTTGAGCTAGATGCCATACATCAAGAGGAGT